TATCTGATTTCAGTAGTTCAACAGGTGAGTCTTCTGCCTCAACTGCGATAACGGAAGCAACGTATTCTGGCTACGCAAGAAAAAATGTTCCTCATGCTGATTGGACATTAACAGCAGATACGGCAGATACTCAATCAATTAAAAACACTAATAATATAGAATATGATCCATCTACAGACGGTACTCCTGATGTAATAACACATGTTTTTATATCAACAGTTGCTTCAGGAACATCTTTAGATTTAATAGGGTCAGGTGGTAACGTATTGTTTGTAGGAGCATTAGATACTTCAAAAACGATAGCAGAGGGAGATATATTTAGAATCAATGCACTCAACTTAACAATAGAGTTAAAATAATGGCGTTTGTAATAAATGACAGAGTAAAAGAAACCTCTACATCTACTGGCACTGGTACATTTAATTTAGCTGGTGCAGTTACAGGTTTTGAAACATTTGTTGCAGGAATAGGTAATTCTAATACGACTTATTATGCTATTACCCTTCCTGGAGTAGCAGAGTTTGAAGTTGGTATAGGCACTGTAACAGACGCAAGTCCAGACACATTATCTAGAGACACTATATTATCTTCTTCTAACTCAGATAGTGCAGTTAACTTTAGTGCTGGTACAAAAAATATTTTTTGTACAATACCAGCATCTAAATCAGTTCTTTTAAGTGATGTTGGAGCGTCTACGTTAGATTTAAGCTCTGCTAATATACATGC